ACCTCATCAGCACAGCGGACGCCGCGAAATTAATCGGCGCATCCAAGTCAACCGTCCTGCGGCTATGCCGCCTCCACACAGTTGGCAGCAAGCTCGGCAACGCCATCGTCCTGACGCCTGACGATGTCGAGAAACTTCGCGGCTTGTATCAAGGTCGGGTTGGCAACCCGAAGTTCTGGACTGAGCAGAATCCGAATCCGAACGCGGTGAAGAAGGTGGCGAAGAAGAAGTCAGCTAAGAAGACACACTAATGTTTTAACTTTTTGTTTGGGGGTGGGTGATGGCGATAGACAAAACCAGAGTGCTTGCAGCAAGAATCTTCAGCGCTGAAGAGATTGACGGCTTCCATGGTTCTGCAACCGCCATGGGACACCCAGGACTGCTCTACACTTTCAACCGAGTCCTTGAGTCCCACGAGAGGATGCGAGCAGAACTGGAAGGTTTGCAGATGCTGTACGAAGAGGCTAGCTCGGGTGGCAGCAGGCCACGCTGATAACGGTGGACTGTGACAGCCGGAAAGACGACGCACGGCCGCGGAGCAATCTGCGGCCGTGGCTATTTGGCCTGCGTGGTCATGGCCAGTCCTGCCAGTCGCAGTGCCACGCTGACCATCGCATCGCCGGGATTCAGCGGATTGACCGCAATGCCCATCCTCGCCGCCGCAATCGCCACCTTGCACGCCTGCCAGTGTGTTGCTTTGCCCGCGGCCTCTGTCAGCTTGGCGGCAATCTCTGCTCTGTGCTCAGCACAGCCACGAATGCCCCACGCATCCATCTGGCGAGCCAGTGTGTCGCATTGGCAGGATTCGGCCGGCGTGATGTCGAGGCTGGCAAAAAACGCCTTGAGCGCCGTCCCCGGCATGCCATGTTTGCTCTGCTCTTCCCACTTTCTCCACCATATCGGCAATGCACGGCACCGCAAGCGCTCAACGCCGGTCTTGATCATCCCATGGCGAGCGCAAAACATGTCATCGCCGCCAGCTGGACATTGGCAGATGGATGCTGGGTGCTTTTCATCGCTGTGGACTGATGGAATGCTCATCCAGGAGTTACCGTGACAGTGCCAGGCCATGTGCATCGCGTGCTGGTTGGATACCCGAAGTCCGTTGAAGCGCTCATTACAAGAGGGGTTGTGCAGTCGTATGGGTCGGCTGGTGTGGCTTTGTACAAGGCATTTCCAATCACAAGATACCACGCACCACTAAAATAGGACAATACGATGTTGACGCCTGGTCCAGAGTCAGGAATATTGGAGCAAATATTGGGAATTGAATCAGGGTCAACAACTCCCCACTCGCAAGCCGAAGAAAGAACGTAGCACTTAAGAATCCAGGTGCCGTCAAGTCTCGTGCAGTCAACTGCCGGCGGCGAGCCACCACTGCAAGTGCCCGGCGTCCCAGAGTTCACCGTACCGCTGAGCGTGAATTCCCATCGAGTTGGTTTAGTTCCGCTAGAACAATGCGTACAGGCAGCGCAGTCGCAGCAATCGCACCCAGGGGTCATCATCCTTAGCACCTCGCCTGAATAATGTCGTATCCAGTGCCATCACCCATCCAGAACACAAATTTCCCCGATGCAATCGCGCCGATTCTGTTGTATGCAGTTATATTGGTTCCGGAGTCAGATCCAGCCGCTCCCATTGGCGACCACACCGACACAGTGACCGTGGCATCAAGCGATGAAGTTGAATCGGTCTTGCCGTAGCCGAATGTCAACGCTGAGCCTCCACCACCACCCGCGCCAAGGTTGATCAGCGCCAGTTTTTCCCCGGTCCCGCTTCCAACCCACAGAATCTGCCCTGGCCCGCTCTCGGCAGACTGCAGTTTTGTCGCGTCCCCGTTGACAAGCTCAACGCAGTCGTGGCTGGTGCTGGTGATGTTTACATTGGCGATGACTGGCCCCGAGATCACAACGTCAGCGTAATCATTCCGCCTGCAATCCTGCAGGAGCACGCAGGGAGTGTGCCGCGCAACGCCGGTATTGGGGTTGATTCCGCTTACATAAATTTGTCTGGCCTGCTCGTCTGTGTCCTGTGCCGTGCCACCAACAATTTCGTTGATGCACAAGACTTGAAACTTCTCGCGGTCTTCGCCAGAGTCGTTGCGCAGACGTAGGATGACCGGCGGCGCGTACTGAGGCGCATTCCCGCCACGCTGGCCAGTCTGCTTGCCGCTCATCTGCTCAACGGTGCGAACCGCGCGAACCACACGTTGCGCCGTCTGATAGTCAAATTGAACCGGGTCTGTGGCGGTTGGCTCAGGCATATTTCGCTCGCATGTCTGCCTTTAGTCCGTGAATCCCTTTGCTGCCATCCTGGTCCCAATAGAACCAATCACCTTCAGCGAGCCTTGGCCAGCCTTGCGGAAATTCATAATGCCTGAACGTAATCAACTCTTCCGCGAGTGAACCGATGTGCTTGCAGTCGCAAAACACGTCGCCGTCCGCCAGAGGTTCGAGTACCACGCATTCCCACATTAAGGCACCGTCTGGAAGATACCGCCGCGGATGATCGGCTCATTGCTCAGCGTGACACGCTCAGAGACCTGCACGTTTCCGCCGTACTGCGTCAACTGGCTGATGGTCGCAACGTGGCCAGCCGGAACAGCCACACGCAGCGTGCCACCGTAGACGTTGACGACGTTAGCACCAGTGCCGCGCCACTCGACCGTACCACCGTACAAATTGAACGTGCAGACGTTGGACCCGACGTTGATTCGCATCAACTGCAACTGCGTACTGTCGACAATCAGCGATGTCACAGTGCCAAACGTCAGTTCCGTGCTGCGGTACTCTGGATACCCGCCGGGGTTGTAGCTCGGCAATCCAACTGGCCCGCGAAAGCCGTTGATGACCTTCAGCGATGCCAGGTCAATTCCGGACTGATCCAGGCCATAGAGGATCGGCGTATTGCTGATAAGACCATCGAAGAACGCATCATTGGTATCAATCAGCGTGGCATTGGTCAGGTCGTTGTCGCTTCCGTTGGCGGTGACGGTGGCCAGCGTGAATGTCTGCGTGTTGCTCGCGTCTCCATCCGTGTGGCCAAGGGTGACCGTGAACGGCCGACCAGCCTCTGTGGATGTCATCGTGATCTTTGTTGTTCCGTCTGTCAGCGTGAACTCTGAGAACTCACGCACGCCAGCAGCAACTGCCGCGGTATATGCTGCCGTCAATCCGGTGCAGACGTTTGCGACCGTGGCGGCCGTCGCTGTGAATGTCAGAACCTTCGTTCCGCAGGTGATCGTGAAGATGTCGCCGATTCCGACATTGGCTGGCGTGCCGGTGACGACCTGCGTTGCCTTTTGGCCGTTGCCGGTCCAGATGTTATTCGCCATGTTGGACCTTACGCAGGATTCGGGTTGATCTGCAGGAGGTTGAAGTCTTTTTCTGCGCAGATATGGAACGGAATGTAAACCGGCTGCGGTGCGTTTGGGTCGTTGAGATTCAACGCCGTGCCGTTTTCGACCAGCCGGCCACCAGCTCCATTGAGCAATACGGGTGACGACACAAGGGAGTTGGATTGAAAGTCGCGAAGCGGGCGCGGAGCACTCAACACCAGGTCAGACTGCGAAGGGATGCTGCCGTCCGCGGCCTTGCGTGGCTCCAACTCCCGCCCCATCGTGCCACGGTCAAGCACATACTCTACCCAGCCACCAGCGGCGTCATTGGGTACCTCAAACACCTTTTTCTGCACAGATCCATTGATGTAGACAGATCGTTGCACTCGCGTGGAACCGACTTGCTTTGATGGAGCTTCCCGGAGCTTGAAGGCTACCTCGTAACTAACCCGCCAGAATTGAAGACCTTCCTGCACTTCCTGATTCGATCCGATATCAACGCACTTGGCAGCATACGCAGGCCATGGTCCCCACGCTGCGTTATTGATGGCATTCTTGAATGCCATGATGATCAGCGGATTGAAATTCAACTCCGCGCGGGTGATTCGCAAGAGGGGATAGCTGACGGGTCGAACTAACGGCGGGTCAAATAGTTCACCAGACGAATTGACGACCGGCTTTCCGTTGATGTCCCGATAGGCAACTTCATCCTCTGTGTAGCTGCCCCACGAGTATTTCGGCGTCAGGTCAATTGACTTGGAGAACTCTGGCGTGTTGCTCTGTCCGCTGGCTTCCGTGCTGTACTCAATCGTCACCCGCCACAGGGTTGGCGATTGGTCGTCTTGCTCAGCCGTGCGGGACTGCACCAACGCCTGGCGGTCGACTTCGCCACCATACTGGTAATACTGCAACTGCCGCGGCAATCGCTGGTCTGCCAAGACCGTGGTCTGTCCGTCTGTGGAAACGCTCGTGCGGACAATCCACTTGGCGGTATACGTGCGGACGCCTTTGGATGTGTCCCCGCCAGTGCGGCCGGCGTAGTCAACATTGACGGATGTGACGGCCATTTAGTTCATACTCACGATTGTGGCCGCGGACTTGGCAAACCCATCTTCGACGGCCTTGCGAAGCTTCTTGTCTTCGGCCTCCTTGCGCTTCTCGATTTCAATCAGCGTCTGAATGTCCTGCTTGCCGTTCACGCGGGTTGCGGCGGCGATGGCGGAATATGCTTCGGATGTGCCGAATCCTGCCGCGCCAGTGCCGGCTCTGGTGGTGCCAGTCTCGGATTGCAGGCGTCCTAACACCCGACTCTGCATATCGAGGCGTTCGTTGGTCTTCTGCCTGGCCAGTAGTTCCTCGTGGTTATTGATAGCATCATTGAACTCGTTCCACGCGTCGAGTCCCTTCTGCACATCCTCCTGCATTTCCTGCCAGCGGCCGGCCTTTGTAGCTTCGCCCATGTGCTGGCGAACCTTGGTCAGTTGTGCATCCAACTCCTCAAGCTTGTCACGCTGAGCGTTGATTCGCTCGGTGGCAACGTCGGATGTTGATATCCATTCCGCCTGATTGAAGTCGATGTTAGTGCCGTTCTTGCCCTGGCCCTTCAGCACCGGACTTTCGCTGTCGATAAACTTGGCTTGGATTTCCCCGCGGCCAACCATTCCGGTGATTTCTCTGGCGAACTTCTGCCGCCGCGCGTCCAGTTCCGCCCGCAAATCAACTGCCTCGGCCGCCAAGTCTTCCGCGACACTCTTCGCGCCTTTCGAGTCCATGCCGCCGATTTTGCGGGTGAACTGCGCATCTGTGGTCGCGGTCTTGATCGACTTCTCGAATGCCTTATCCATCGACTCGCGAACTTCATCGGCGGCCGATGCAGTATCGAGCAATCGCGGAATCAGTACGCCAGCCAGAGCGCCGGCCACGGTGCCGATGACTGCACCCCATGGACCGAAGCCTGCGGTAATCTGACCGATGTTGTTGGAGATTGATCCGAAGGCGCGGCCCAATGCACCCTTGCCGCCGTTCTGCAGCACCGACGTGAAGTCTTGGAATGCGAACCCGGCCGCTTGAATCTGCTGGCCAATCTTGCCGGTGCCCGCGCTGGCAGTTGCCTGAAAATCACGAACTGTCTTCGACGACTTGTTGATAGCCGTGTCGAACTGGTTCGTGTAGGCGTTGAGCCCGACATTGATGCTTGCGACTGTGGCCATTACTCGGGTCTCACACCTTTGATTATCGACATCCCGCCAGCGGTTAGCAGTGTGGCGAACCCGTCCACGGTGATTTCTTTCGCTTCCTTCGGCTCTTGCGATTCTCTGCGGTACAGCCGCAATTCGGCGATGAAATTCTTGATTGTGAACGGGTCTGAGCCTGGCCTGCGGTTCACGTTCGCCAAGACCATCGCAATCATTGCCGCTCGTGAATCTTCTGCGTCATCAAGTGGCTCAATTGAATCCTCTGTGACCCACTCCATCAGGTCTTTGCCGGTCAACGCACCTGGCCCGCGTAGCAGCTGGCCCTGCGTCTTGCCAAGATGTTTGCACAGCCTGAGAATGAACCGGCGCAACGGCCGGCTCATCAGTTTTTTCGGTCTTCCTCCGCGGTCTTGCCGATGCCCAGCAGGCGGTCGAGAACATCGTTAACCGGCTTGATAATCGACCACTGGTTGATGTGCGGCAGGTCGTCATCGGTAAATGCCAGCTCGTGCGTAACCGGGTCTTCCACGCACGCGATAACAGCCAGTTTCATCTGCTCAAGGCTTGGCCGGCCTTTCTGCTTGTCGCTGAGCGCCGCCAGTTCATCCGCCCACAACTCGCGGACCGAGATTGTCCCCAGAATCGGACACTCGATGGTTTCTCGCCGCAGTGGCGCGGCCCGCAACTTTTCGCTCAACGCTGACATTTCAACCTGTGATCTGAAAAGAGTGAGAAAATACATCCAGCCGGGAAGGCAAACACCGACGCAGGTCTAGGGCTTCACTCCACCACCTGGCCCGGCTGGTTGTGCGATTGTTACGGTGTGATCGTGACCGCGCCGGTGATCTTCAGTGTGACCATCAGTTGCACGACGTTGTCGACAGCCGACTTGCCCAGCTTGTATTTGGTACACAGCGCGGCGAACGTCATCACCGCCGCGCCAGGGTCGGTCATCGTCAGTTGCCAACTGCCTTCCGTGCCGGCGTCGTGGTCGGTTTTCAGTTTGACATGCGTCGTGTCGGCCGGGTCGAAGTTCATCGTCAACATTACTTCTCCGGTGTCGGGAATCGTCTGGATGTACTTGCGTGTCGCGTCTGTGATGATCGTTACATCGACAGTGGGGTTGTTCGACTCGTTCAATTCCACCTCGACCACCTGCCCGATGGTCGTGAAAGAAGCGGAGATTGACAGCTTGGCGAGAAGCCCCTTGCCCGGCGTATTGGCCATGGTCTGCGTTCCTTATGATGTCGGCCTGTGCCGGGTTTACTTGATGGTCCCAACTGCTGCTTCGACGGCAATTCCGTATCTGATCTGGTCCTCGACAATCTTCAGCACATTCGCTCTATCCCGCTTGGCTGCGTCCCTCATGAACGGCCGCGGTCGGACATAACCACGAGTGTCAAGGATTGTTCCCGCCTGCTGCCTGTCCCGCTTGCCGATTCGCACGCCGCCAATCTTGTGGCCCAACTCCAGCGGCCCGACGTAGCTGGCTGGCCCGCGATAGGCACCAATCACCACGACTCGCATCTTGACTGGCCCGCCCCGCTTGTACCTGCCGACCTTGACGTAAATTGATTTCTTGACCTTGCCAGACTTAACGGGGACCAATGCCTTGGCAGTGCTTTGTACAACCTTGGCACCCTTGCGAAGTGCCGTTGACAGCAGCTTGCGACGAACGCGGTCTGTGAGCGTATCCCACGCCGTTACAAGCTCGTTAACTCCCTTGATGTCGATGCTGACGATGCCGGCCATGTTTAAGGCGTCACGTTGCTCAAGTACAGATATTGCGAATACGACACAGTCCCCACCAATGCCATCACCTGCTCGCTGGCCAGCCTGCTTCGGTCCCACTGCGGAGCACCTGGCGGATTCCACGTCACGCCAACCGACTTCACCGTAAATACGGTGTCCGAGAGGAAATCACGAATCGCAAAGTACAGATTCCAGATTGGATCACACTCGTCGACCGAGGTGTCAGAAACCTTGGCGAGAACCGTTATTTCCACGGTCAGCGCCTGAGTGTTCCCGCTTACTTCCGGCTCCTGCGGACAGAGTTGAACCAGCGCCCGCTCAGCCTTGAGCAGTTCACGTGACTCATATTGACGCTCAGCAACGAATACAGTGCCCCAATCCGTCGAGGCGTTGATGGCTGTAACCATCGCGTCGACGAGTTGCAGGGTTGACTCGTTGCTTGTGTCGTTGATGGCCATTAAAGAAAACGCCTCTAAATTTTAATCACTGCTTGGCGGTTAAATGTTCCTTTACTCGGCGGTAGGTGCCAGCGGCTTCCCGCTGCGGATAGCGCACTCTTCATCAATCGGCACCGCGTCACCTGCCGTCACCAGGTGCCAGCAGTCGGGATGGTCGATTTCCTTGCCAACGCGGTTGATCACATAGGCCGGAATCAAATACGGCTGGCCAGCCAGTTGAGCACGATGTGCGTCATCTCCGTTGAATTCCGGGTTTGGCCCGGTGGTCTGCTTGATTAGGCGGCACTTCATGGGGTCGTTTCTCCGTATGGGTGCAGGGTGACAATCACGTCTCCGCTGCGGAGCGTTGTCTGGCTATCGTCGGCTAGGATTGCGACAACACCAAAGGCCCATGGTGTTGAGTCCAGCAGGATCGACTTGGCATGCGGCAAATCAATATCAACACGCTGGCCAGTGCCTGTTGGTGTGATAACGGTCCCGTTGGCAATAACCGTGGTGAATTCGCCGCTGACAATCCGGTAAATGTACAGCTTGACCGTCGCGCCGGTCAGGTCTGGCCAGCTTCCTGTCGTGTTGGTGAACTGCAGTTGGGTCAGGTCAGCCGTCAGGTAGTCGTCACCTTGGACCAGTGCAAGTTTTGTCACGGTGATCACCGGTCCAATGGTTGTGATTGTTTTGACGGCCGCCAGTTGAGCCAGAGCGCCCGCGGAAAGCGACGTGCATTCCCCGCCACCGTTGCCGAGATCCTTGATGGCCTGCAGGCTGTCTGTCGTGTTGTCGTATGTCGTTCCGCCGCTCAGGTCGCTTGGCGTGAGCGCGGCTGCCTTCGCCGCCATGGCCCGCAGGAAGCCGAGGATCGTATTGAGCCCGGATCCAGCGAAAGCACCGATGCGCGCCAGGATGGTGGTCGTGTTGGTGGATGCGGTGTCAGC